TCCAAGACTCCCAAACCTTTTTTGTCTTTTCACAATTTTTGGGGAACCATACAAGTCCGGTTGCTAAAGAACCCTTCTGCCAAAAATCCTCAAGAGTAATAAAAAGAGATGGATCAGTAATAGTAGCAAATACCTGTTCTAAAGAATCAACAACTGCGGTGTCAAGATCGACGTACAAAAACGGGCGATACTGATCCATCTCAGGACTGTATAATTGGATTCTACTCCAAGTCCCCGGAAAAACAGTTTTTAATGGTAACAATTCAAAATTACCAAGGTCATAGTGCTGAGAAGCCTTATCCCATAAACAAAGAATACGGGGGCGAATAGGAGATTGCCATTTTCCATTTATATGTCGAGATATTAACTCAACATCTTGCATGGAAAAATCTCCTCCACTTCGTAAAACAAGCACTATGGTTTTTCTATCTGTCATTTCCGAATATAATTGTAATTTTTCAAAAACCAATCATATGTTCTTGCTAAACCCTCTGAAAGATTTACTTTGGCTTTCCAACCAAGACCATTTATTTCAGTAACATCTAACCTGCGTTCATATACACCATCCGGATAAGAAGTATTCCAAGTAACACTGCCTTCATATCCAACTATATTAGCAATCATTATGATTACCTCTCTGATTGGAATATCAACTCCAGTCCCCACATTAATATGGGAAGTTCCATTATAATTATTCATCAGAAAGATCAGAGCATCTGCAAGATCATCTACATATAAAAATTCTCTCTTTGGATTTCCCGTTCCCCATATTTCTACAGTTGGAGAATTTGATATTTTAGCTTCATGAAATTTACGAAGTAATGCCGGTAGAACATGGGAATCTTGTAGATGAAAATTATCGCCGATACCATACAAATTGGTAGGCATAGCTGAAATAAAATTACACCCGTATTGTTTCCTATACATTTGCGTAGCTATTACTCCAGCTATTTTAGCAATAGCATACGCTACATTTGTCTGTTCCATTTTCCCAGTCAACAAATACTCTTCTTTTATAGGCATTGGGGTATCCTTGGGGTAAATACAAGCAGACCCACAAAATATGAGTTTCTTAACAGATAATAATCTGCTTGTTTCTATCACATTGCATTGCATCATAAGATTTTCATAAATGAAATCAGCACTCTGCGTATTATTAGCATTAATGCCTCCTACTTTTGCAGCAATATGAAATACGTAATCAGGATGGACTTTGTTAAACATTTTCCAAACTTGATCTTGAATAGTAAGGTCACAATCATCGCGGTCTATTCCTACCACATTTTTGTACCCCATTTCCAGCAATGTTCTTACCACTGCCGATCCGGTCATCCCTTGACAACCTGTTACCAATATGATACTATCGTTCTCCATAACTATAATAATTGATCTTCTTTCAGATATTGTATTAAGTGATCCTCCATCCAAATCACATTATGACTTTTCTCTTTTGTAAATCCTACTAATTTTGATTTTAATTCATCTACTGTTTCAAAAAATACACAATCATCAAACTCCTTCTCTGTTGTATAATAATCTAATGTGTCCGACCGAACTTGATGTAATGGAATAGAATTAACAGCCAACGCTTCATAAAATCTCATCGGAAAAAAATTACCATTCCCAATAGGAGAAAATACAAACCGATATTGAGATATTAATTGCATATAAGCATCCCAAGTTGGGATATCTGTTATTACATCAATCGGTAATATCTTTCTTACAACATCAAGTACTCCTACTCTTTCTGAGTATGATTTACATTTAATATTGCCTACAAATATAGCTCGATCTTTTTTCGAACCATCCCACTTCTTAAATGATATACTACGGGACATTGCAGTGCGATTGATACGTAATCCTAATTTCTTTGCATCATCTACATCATTCACATAATGAATAAGATTATCAAATTGAGTCAAATGTAGAAATATTTCTTTATTCCATGGAAAATAAGAATTCAAGATTCGCTCATTAGTCATTACCACCACTTGAATATCATGTTCATTACAATAATTTATAAATGAAACATTCATCCATATTTTCTTATGGGGTCCGTAATGATCATCTCCAATAAACAGAATATCTATATTTTCAAGATCAGAAACTTCTTTAACAATAGATACTTTGCCATAAATATTCTTTACGGCATTAAAATAACTGCGAAACAAATGATGTCGCTCATAATTTATATCACATATAATACCAACATTACGCATAATTCTGTATTTTGTTTGCCCAATATGCAAATGTTAATTTCTCCATATTCCAGTCAGTAGTCCTAATACGAATTAATTCCCGCACTAAGAACTCCTCAGTGATTTCTTCCCAGTCATTAACAAAACAAATTGGAAGGTCCTCATAAAAACGATTATTAAGATTTCTCTTTTCAATAGGAATACACCCCATATAAAGAGCTTCCCATGTTCTATGCGTATCCATCCCATGCCCTTCCGGACTAATTATAAACGGATGTTGGCAAATAGCTAAAAGGTATTCAGAAAATCCCGCCCCATTTGTCCCATGGTCAATTGTAACCCAAGACTTTCCTTCAAGTATCTTATATGATTTTTCTCTTTCTGTGGGATTTGTTTTTACATTATGATTAATGTACAAAAGATTTCTCTTTACATGATTGGATCTAAGCATGTCTTTCATTAATCGGAGCTTCTGTTCCTTCTTCTGCCACTTATCATTTTCCAGCCCAATCGGGATAGAAGAAACAAAAGGACTTGTCACATTCACATTTTGCCCAAACCAATGAATAAGAGTGTTTGGTATAAGAGAAATATCAGCATGATCTTCTCTATTCGGATTCCACATGATGCAACCATCACTATTATGTGAGATAAGTATAAACGGATTATTAGTCGGCAAATTCTTGAAAAAGTAATTTACATCGTGTGTATGCCGATAAAAGATGTTGACATTGTTTGCCAAATCAATAAACCGTTCTCCTTGTATCCAGTCCATCACTTGTGTTTATATACTGCGTTTGTTCCCCTTTTACATAAACATATAAATCCCATCCCAATCAATTTTTCATTAAACTTCGAGAATGGAATTTCACCATCATAATTTAAATTTCCAGCCACCTCTGTAATTATATAAGTGACATCCTTTTTTCTTTCCCCCAAACCTTCAACTGCTAATGGTTCAGCCCCTTGCAAATCCATACATAGTAAATCAATGTGATTTATATTTTGTAATTGCATAAATGTATCTAATCGAACCGCCTCAACCTCTATTTCTTTTTGAACAAGCCCTCTGGTATGTCTAAACAAGGAAGAAGCTCCAATATTCTTATCCGGACTTTTCCGCATATCCGTTGGATAAAATTTTACTCTTCCGTCAATATTAGTAACCGCCATATTTGAGAATAATATTTTCTCATGCCCTTCTATATTTCCCAAACAAACTGGAATGCTTTCCGGATTACATTCAAATGAATATATTACATCAGGATTAAAGAATTCTTCAAGAGCAATTGTATCCAATCCATCACGACTACCACATTCAATAATAGTATGGATTGATCTCTTATCAATCAAACGAGTAAAGCCCTCATATAAATAATCTGAATTCATTTACTTGTATATAAATGTAAGTTCTTACTGTGAATATGCAAATTGTTAATACGATACCCCATATCTCCGTAAATGAGACATGGTATACGTAAATGATCTTGATAAATCCATGTAAGTCGGACTTCTGGCATACCTTTTATCCAAACTCCTACATAATGATCCTGTGGAGTTGCCCCCGGTCCTTCACTACGAGTTCCTCCTACATATTGCCCCCAAGATGCCGGGTCAAACAAGGAACCAAAATCATCGAGCTTATAATTCATTGGAGGAACAGGCATCGTTGGGAACGGGCGTAATTTAGAATCAGCATCGCTGGCGTAAACCCGCATCAATGTCATTTCATTAACCATGTCCATACGAAACTTTTGTAAAACTCCCTTTACCCCATACTCAAATAATAGAGTAAGGAAGTAAGTATTCATATGCTGTAATGCTTTATAATCTTTGAAAAATGCAAAACCAGTCATGCACTTGTCCGGTCCCCCAATAGTCATCCCAATTTGATAATTCTTTTTGATGTACTGATGATACTCATTTAAATCATAATATATCAAGACATCATTCTCGAAATGATATACATTTAATAACTGCCGCAAACGCATAAAGTTTTCGATATATATCAAACGAGTTGCTGCTAATGTCCAAAAATCATCCGATGATCTACCAAACAATCTTTCAAATTCAGTTACTCTTTCACAATAGTAATCATCCTTATTCACAGAGATAATACCATACTTTGCAAATATTGGATTATCTAAATGACCGTAATCAGTAAGGAAATATACAGGCGTGTTTGGATTAAAATATCGAAACTGCCGAAAGTTGTCTTCCAAGAATGTTGGAAACTCTTTCCCACTATGAAACATTACTACTCTCATAACCAACTATGCATTGTTAATATATCATATCCTTTACCCCTGTTCTGCTTGATATACTGTTTAAGCTCATTATCCGTCCACTCTCTTTTCAAGGCTCTCGAAAGAACACTAATATGCTCATATTGATAAAGTGTAGGAAAGTATTTTGTTACATAATTTCCATATAATTCATATTCAGAAAATCCAGAGGCATCATTAGCTTTATTGATATGTTCTACACATCTATCAAAGAAAGTGTAACTATCAATTCCCAAACGAACAAGCATATCAATTATAATGTCCTTCTCGAAGTACATTATCTCACTTATGAAAGAATGTGGGTAAACTCGGTCAAGATTTACAACGTCTTTCATTAAGTTAAAATATGGCTGATGTAACTGATCATTTCCAAGATAGAAAATAGGATGTTCTTCATTTACCCTCAATGGTGCACATATGAAAGCATCTGCATCCACAACAAGATAATTATCAGATGTGCTTTCTTGAAATAGTTTAATAAACTGCTGCCGATACCATCCGTGTCGGTGCGTCATATTTATGCGATAGATATCAAAATCACACTCTTGAGTATCTGTCCATGTAAACACATCTTTACGTGGCAAATATTTGGCAGGGATTGGAATTGGAGAGATATAGACAAACTCATCAATTCTGTCTACGTTCTGTATAATAGACTCATAGTTGTATTTGAGTTTATTAAAATCCTTCGGAGCCACTGTGATTAATACATCCATCACGATAAGTTTATATGCATCCAATCTTCCCGTAACATACGCTGCTCATGTATAACTGCCCCATTTACTCTCGTTTTATTCCAATTTTTTGGAGCAATAACTGTAGCATTCATTGATAGGTAAGCAGCCCACCAAGAGAAAGTAGAATTTGCAATAATAAAGTGCTTACACTCCCTCATTAGTTCAAATTCCAAATAATCTTCCGGTAATTCTACAAAGTGACAATCCATAAAATTTTCTCGACACCAATCCAAATCATCACTGAATACAAATACCTCTGTATTCTTTTTCATTGCGTCCATGTAAGACAACGCATTTTGATAATACTGTAAGGGTAATACCAAATGATTTGGATGCAATAGATAATCCCCACGACGTACATGGAGGGCAATTGAATTGCAAGATTGTACTTGTTTCCGTAATTCTAAAAACGCAGCGGTTTGATACTGTGGCCGCACATGAAACTGTTCACGAAATTCCTCTATCAATTTGAAACTGTACAAATCAGGGTTCTGCCAATATCCCTGGAAATATTTATTATCAACATACAAGGAGGGGATCCCTTCACTTATCTTCTCCACAACCTTACCTGTTTTTAAATAACCTGATGTGGGAACCTCTACTTGAAATTGACCTAACACATAAGGCCTAGGAGGGATACGAGTTGTATCATACCACGTTTTATCATACGCCGTTTTATTTCCACTGCATTCTTGTACAACTCTTCCGAATGCGTATTGGAATAATTGATTACCTAATCCCCCTGCCAACTTAACAATATTCATGTCACTTCGTATCAAGTAAAAATTCTTTAACGGACATCTTAGGAAAATCATTAATTGAACTGCCTGGGGATAGATTGATGATTTCTACACCAAGCCTCTTAGCGTCTGCCGCAATAAACGAAAAGGACGTGATATGCCTAGAAAATGGCAGTTTTCTCTTTCTCCTCTCATCCAATACAGGTCCTTTTCCATACAAATCATGCCAGTGTTGCATGCGTGTACCATCCAAATTCATATCAAAGCCTAGGAGTAAAATCCGTTTAGCCCCCATATGAACGGCAAGGTTGATTGCCGCCCCACCTGTATTACCATTCCATCCCACCAACATTGGATTGGTACTTATCCCTTTTGAATGAGAACCATCTCTTCCAAGATGTTTAATCCACCGCTCTCCTTGGCTGCCTGTATTACATGAAACCTTGATTCCGGGAAAGGTTGCTAAACCATTTCTTTCTTTAAGGAAAAACCCACTATCCCCAAACATTACTACATCTATCCACATGCCAAGTTTATATGACATATTTACACCAATGACGTGCTTGTCATGTATTGGATGCATATAGGGTGAGTAGGCGTTTGGAGGGAGAGTCCCTTGAGTTACCTTTTGAATGATATCCTCAGGAACATCAAATTGACGAGGCACAGACGGGCCTCCCCCTATGATCCAAACATCACCACCTTCCCATATTTTAGGAACTCGCCAGGTCATTTTTCCAGGTCGGCTTTAAGACGTTCCGCAACGGCCTTTGTTAGGGGCTGTTCGTTCATCCGCTTACCATTCGCACCAATGATGTCAAACATTGACTTGCTCTTACCACGTGGTACTACCTGGAAGGCTGACTTTACCGGAGGTACTGTTACCTGTTGTGCCTCTGGTATGAGCTCCATTGGAATAACCACATCCCGGAACCCTTTGGGTATCTCACTTACCCGGGCCTTAAACGTTGCCCCAGGGGGAATTAATCGCTTAGCAAGGCGAAGTGAGCCCCCTCCCATTTTCTTCCATGTAATAATCGGATCGGGATCAACGGGAATTGGTTCTTCCTTGGTTTCAGGAACCTCAGGTGTTTCAGGAACCTCAGGTGTTTCAGGAACCTCAGGTGTTTCAGGAACCTCAGGTGTTTCAGGAACCTCAGGTGTTTCAGGAACCTCAGGTTCATTTTCCGGAGGCTTCTCATTCTTTTTTGTACGTTCCATGATTGATAGTTTTTAATGAAATGACTTGATTAGTCAACTTCAGTTTATGACATGTGTACAATACCACACTTGCCGTTGATGTCAGAACGAATCTGCGGAACCTCGATAGTCATTACCTTGTACTTGGTAACCATATTACCTTCGGTCTTCCACTCAACGTTCTGGAGAGCCATACCTCTTACAAGACGTACAACGTCAGATGTCATCTGGACGAGAAGAACGTTGTTTGCAGGAAGTGTGTCAATCACTTTGATACCCTTGATTCCGGCAATGCCAAGGAGCCGCTGCCTTACCGTCACAGTAGGAGCGGTATCGGGGTTAGCACCAACATAGTCATCATCAAGAACAGTCTCATAAGCGGCAGGAATGTAAAGCATCCACGGCCCATAGTGCAGCGCAGTCAAACTTGCCTGCTTCATCTCAAGAACATCCTGAAGAATCATCTTGCCAGTGCAAGCCGAGTTGTCCCAAGGAATACTCAGGTTAACAAGGTTACGATCCGGGAAGTTGATATAACTGTAAATCGTGTTACGTCCACGGGTGTCTGTTTCACCATAGGAATATGTAACATCGGTAAACAGCATATTCTCCTTCAGTTCGAGAATCCTGCGAGCTGCCCTTTCTGCCATAGTCGTGTCAAGGGGATTCCCCATATTACGACTGGCGGCAAGAACACGGGCGTTGATTTCGTAGTCAGCATGAATTATCGGGAGGGGCAGGTAATTGTGCTGGAAGACAACACGGTCGTTGTTACCACGGGTAACGCCGTCCATTGTTACTACAGCATTCATACCTTCACTCACGTCATGCCACTCAAGCACCGTAGTGCCAAGTCCGTTGCCAAGGTTATACACAAGACCATTGGAAATAAGGTCTTCCACACCACCAAGGCGATAACGGGAAGGTTCTACAATCGCTTCATCCAAACGCTTCCACTCATCCCTGCGAAGGGTAGCACCGGCGTATGACTGAATAACTGCATAACTCTCGGGCTTCCTGGGGTCACCCCCTTTGTAAACGGTCATATACGCACGGCCGTCTCTCCCGATAAATGGACGCATACGGCCCGTATCCATACGGCCGTTGTTAAGGATCATCTGAGCAACCTGCCCCTGAGCCTGTCCATTCGCGATAAGATCAACAAAGATATCATTCATTGTATTTTCCTCCTATTTTTAATTAACGAACTCTTACCGGAATCCTCCTGTAAATAGAGAGGAAATTGATATCACTGTCTTCTGAACCGGCAGCAGTACTGACAGCGTCAAGGGCGACGCCGACAATAGCATTCTGGTAGATTGCATTCACTGAACCTTCATCAGGTACGTGCTTGATCAATCGGCCACCTGCATCCGACTCAAGAAGGTCACCCTTCGCAATCGTCTGCCCGTCAGCAATTATCCCGTAGAACACCTCTCCAGAATTAAGAATCCATACCTGGACTTTATCATTGGCGGCGTAAGCGTCATCGATTCCTTTTCCCTGAAGCTCATCTTCCAGAGCAACCATTACAGGAACAACGTTTCCCCCGGAAGTGGCATGGGCTTTTACCTTACCGGCAGAGTCCATCTCCACAACCATACCCGGATATATTGCATCGGCTGCAATAAACTCCTCGATAATATCCAGGTACTTTTTGATTTTAATAGTGTTGTAAGCCATTGTTTATCCTCCTTACTTTTTAGGTGTTTCTTCAACCATAGGAGGAAGCATCGGCTCTTCACCAGCGTTCGTCCGGATTGGTACTTCACCACCAAGTGAATAATCAACAACTTCCTCTTTCTTGACAGACTTGAACACTCTCTCAAGGTTCGCGTCGTCCATTCCATTCAGTACTTCATCAGGCCACAGTTCTTTCGAAGTGTTTGCCTGAATCCCAGAGATCATACTCCTCTTTTTCTCCGCACGCATGTTTGCCACAAAGGCAAGGTCGGCTTCCTGCTGCGGAGTGAGTTTGTTCACTTCGATTTTCTTCTCAACGACCTTCTCAGTCTCAATTGGCTTCATTTTATCCAACTGAGCTTCGGAGAGCGTCTGAAGAAAGTCCCTGTCATCTTCGGTCCAGCGACCCTGACTGTTTGCAATCAGATGGTCAACCTTCTCTTTGATGCAGGGGGCGCATTCTTTACTCATGTTTACCTCCTTTTGGTTAATACTTAAATTATTAGTCACATACTCCACCTTTCGATGGACTTCAACAGGATTCCCCGTCAAATCAAGTTTCCCGCTCTCATACGAATAATCCTGTTTATACATTTTGGTAGCACCTTTGCTACTCTTGCTATATATCAAGTAGGTGTCAAACATCTCCTCCAAGTAACTGTAAGAGTCATCCCCATCTACTGCCCGTAACGCCGAATAAACAGCATCCAGCTTCTCTTTGTACCCAGCATCGGCATGATTACCGATTGCCCGTGTGGCAACACCTTGCCTGTTTAGTTCAAGAACAAGATCCTTACCTTTTAATGTTCCTTCAATTGATACCTGTATCATGTCATTTTGTTTATTGTTTCGCAAACCACACCCATCCTCACAAGAACAGGCCCCAACGAACTCTGTAAGTATGGCAAGGTGATCCGGCCGATAGTTGTATGCTTTTGCTACGTACTCTTCCCCGTTCCAGACACCCTTTTCTTCCTCTTCCTCCGAAAATACCCCCACGCTAACTTCAATAAGTTTATTATTTGTGATGTCTTCAAGTATTTCAGGAGCAATCGAATTAAGTTTCTCTTCATCCAACCAAACTTCCGCGCATAATCTCGTTCCATCGACATTCGTATTATATACCCGTCCAACTGTTCGCTTATCAATAACCTCGGGAGAGTTCGCTGAAATCGGAGTACCGGCCTCATCCTCCGGGTGATCTATCACAACAGGGATACCATTCCAAGCAGCCGGAATTTTCCCAAGTTCATCAATTTTATGGAGAAGTGGACCATGGCTTCCATTATGCACCCCCTCTACCATCATTACAACAGGCACCACATAACATGGCCTTTCCTGATGTACAGTAAGGGTGACTTCATAATCTGAGTCAGGTCGGTTCTTGTACACTGCGTAAGCACCACTGTTTGCGTTAACAACGCCGTTTGCCTGTTTTATTGCCTTGGCAGCACACTCCTCATCAGTACCACCTTTCTTCATACACAATGCCAAAGCGACATTGGCAATACGAACCCATTGTTTCTTTTGTTTGTCACTCAAGCCCTTCTTGTGCTTGTCAACATCTGCTACGGTCCATGGCATATCTCATCCTCCTACCTTATTTTATACTTCAAAAGTTCCTCAATATATGGAAGTGCAATACAACGGCATTGTGGATGCTGTGGTATCATTGGTTCTATCTCATCCAACGTGAAAACCTTCCCTTCCAAACTGGCACACTTTGAACATACGCGATCATCCCCAGCCGTTTTCCATTCAGCCTTTACTACAATATTCAATAAACCTTGATTTCTGTATTCTTGTATGGTACCCAAATGGTGTGCCCGAATAATCTCCGTGCGAGCAAGAATCTCAGCCCGTCGTGCGGCAGGGATAAACCTACCTAATGTATCTGTTATGCCTAAATCACCCATTCCTGTACCATTAATTGTCGATACTAACTTACGAGCCAACAATCGCGGACCATCTCCATCCGCTAATCCCTGAGCTAATATACGACTAATTTGTGAATCCATTGCGGAAGTGATCCCTTTTAAATCTGTGAATAGCCTTGTGTACAGTAAACCAAGACGATCCAAATGCATTGGTAACCCCAACAATGTTGCAGCCCCTCCGATCATTTCAAGTGGAGTAAGTTCCATACCAAGTTGCCCCATCTCATATCGCGCTCTGAGAACCCCTCTTTTATAAGAATCGTAGATGTATTTATTTGTCCAAACGGATTCAATTGCAGTACCTATTTGATCAAGATCCTGTATTGTCAAAATACCTAACTCCACCTGTTTTTCTAACCACTTCATAAACGCCGCAATCTTCTCTTGGCTCCGTAAGAACGCATAAGCTTCTCTTGGTGGAGATTGCATTTGGAAGGTATGTAATTTCTCTTTCAAACCAAAGCAGTCGTTTTGATAAACACCTATGGCAACTACGGCAGCCAACTCTTTGAAACGCCTGCGGAAGTCTGCCGCGAAAGCGTTTCTCAATGCGGTCGTATGCGTAGGATCGTAGTTCTTACGAACGGCTTCAGTATATGTTGCTACTTCACTCATTTTGTTCTACTCATCGTATTCTTCTTTGTCGGCTTGGCCGGTGTGCTCTTTGCACCACCTGCCGGAGACTGCCCTGGCATCACAACAGGCTCAGGTTCCAACTCTTCCAAAATCTTGTCATACAAGTCTTCTTGTGAAATAAGCTCATCACGTTGCTCACGGATAAGTGTAATCTGTTCCGGGGTCAACCCTAAGAACAAGTCAAAGAAGGCATCCGGCGGAACAATAGCCTCAGACATTGGACTGTATGTGTATTCACGTAAAGCATTAGCCCTTGACTTACCAATCTCAACTCTGTCCTTTTCACTAAGGGAGTACAGGTCGTTCCACTTAACCGTGTAATTTTCCGTCTTAGGGCTTGGTAAAACGCCGTATTTAAGGAGCATCCCTACAAGTGGGCGTATTATATTAGTCTCCGCGTGCTCCTCCCTGCGGGCTTGTACGTAGGCCTTCCATTCCCCGGCATCCTGCGAACTTGCTAACTCACCACGTTCACTACCTGTTAACACCCGTACAGGTATTCCAGTCTCTGCCGATATCGCTTGAAGTATTACCATAAAGTGTGGAGAGGGATCGGCAATCTGTTGAGCCAATGATTTCAACTCAACACCTTCATTTATGAGGATACGGCGTAGGTTATTCTCATACTCCGATATCTGTGAAATTAAATCTTCCCGCCCCTTAGGAGTCATCGTGTATTGAGGATCAACTTTCCCCTCATACCCAGGACGGGCGCCCCGCCAAAACATCTCAGCATCCCCACCAATAACCTTATCCAAATCCATCAAGCGGTTGTAGATGGATTGTAATCGAGGAATACCGTATATCTCTGATTCTAACGCCTCATCTGTTACGTGTAACATTCGTGAGTGGTGAACCTTTGTCAGTATTGTTGCACCTGTACTGATATTAACCGTTTCAATGGAATACATCAATGGTAATCCAAAACGCTCATCACTTGGATTTGTGACATAGGTAAGTATTTTTGCACTGGTTTCTCCAAAAGGCTTAACATATTTTAAAGTACGAGCCCCCTCCTTTACAGGTCTTTCAAACCCTTCACGTGTGGAAACATCATCAAGTCCAAGTAAAAGAACCCCATACCGCCCAAGACCGGTTAACCTATCAAGTCTAGAAAGCTTTGCTTTTAAACTGAGCTTCAAATTTAAAGCAACCCAGGCCTTTTCAAACTCTGTATCTTTTGTTTCCTCTGATTCAATTAACTCAAGTGGACCTTGCCACGTACCACGAACCGGTCTGTCAATAACAGCCTTCGCAATATCCTGCCGACAATACCTACCGTAATAATCTTCAAATTTTAAATCACTTGTCTGTGGATACCCCAAGGCTTTATAGATATCACGCTCTCCCGCGTATTGCATGCCAAGTGTTGTGGCAAGTTGCATCCTCCCAACAAGGTCACCAAGTAATTGGGCGTAGGCTACCAACCCGGCATCTTGTTTGACTATTCCTTTCGTTCGTTCCATCACTTGACAAGTTAATTGTTAGAATAGTTCCGGGGATCTTTCACCCCGGAACTTCTTTACTTAAGCGGCTTTTCGTACACTGCCAAACACTCGTACTTTTGTTGTATTGTACGGAGGAGCAAGGAAAGTACCACCAAGATATGTGAATGCGGCTGATAGAGCCACCTTCCATACGATAGACCAAATTACTACTCCTTCAATAACGAACTGCCCGAATGACTGCAATGCCGCAGTACCAAGGGCAATCAGAAGACCTGATGCAAGGTTTATCCAACTGAGTGCCCCAGCAGGAGAATCAGAATGGAGAACTGCCACAAGATTCTTTCCTGTATACGTCAAGATTGTGCTCACTGCTGTTACAGCAAGAAGCAGGTAATCAATAGGGGTTTGTGAAAACGCCGCTACAATCACTGCCATCAGTGCCATAAACAGACCTTTAAAAAACTGTTGTGTTGTCATGACAATTTGTTTTAATTAGACAATAAAGGAATATTTTGCAAAATTACATGAATATCATCATCAAGCAAAGGCTTGTCAAAATAAAGTGCTTCATCTACTCCATCAATCTCATCACCAGAAATATCATTTAATTGTGTTCCATGGGAAGAGTTATGAATGATTAATGTTTCATTTGCTCCGATAATTTCATTTTTCAGAGAATCCGGACCTTCAAGTGTTGGAATCTGATCAAACTCAAGTTGGTAAAGTATTGCCGCTGCCATGCTAAACCACTCCTGCCATGTCATCTCTCTTTCATATCCACGACGCAACCCATAGGACAAAGCCCCCATGTACTTTTTGATATCAGAGAAGTAAGCATCCGCAGCCGTCTGATTTTCCTGACAAGCACTTATAACTAACCATCTGAGATGACCAGAACGAAATATTTGTCTCTTTGTAGGCATTCCTATTGGAACTCCAGGAGTTGGTAAGAAACGATTTCGTACGGGATGACCATTAAAGATGTCGTGTGGGTTGCCTTTTGTTATTCCCTCAGAAAAACAACTATCAGCTATCACAACAACGGTAGCTCCGGGCTGTAATGAAGCGATTGCTTGGGAAGCAGCCCACTTGTAATTCTTTACCGTAGCCTGATAATCCGTATAACGCCGAACATCCACTTCAGTAAATGCCGAAAGCAGTGGTTGTGGTAAAAGCAAAGAATCATTTACACACCCTTTCAAGCTATTGCCACCACTGTACACATTTCTACCAAAAGTTACAATACGAAATGGGACCGAATCAAAAGGCCGGTCATCAACGCTACCAAACATTTTACCAAAACAAGTCATTGCTGAATAATTAGTTCTGCTTGATTAAGAATAATCTTTCCAGTAGTAAGAGGAATACTTATTGAATCACCATAGAGCAGTTGACCACTACGAAAGAAAATAACCATATCTCCTTCATAGATTCTTGCACCCTGTTGCCAATAACCTCTCTGTTTTACCAACTGCATATCAAACCCTGCCTTCCAATAATCACTCATTGCAATCCCCATATCAAATTCGGTAGGTGTCCCCCACTGCAAACGAAACTCTGGAACGAAGTTGATGAAGTCCTTAAAGTGAGGATTCATTATCATTGAATGAGTATCGTACCCT